TCCCACGCCGCCGCCGTTACCCTGGGAGCCGCCGGAGCCGGGCGCGGTGTTGAACTCGATGGTCTGCAGGTAATCGCCGAAGTTCGCTTCGACGATTCCCACGTGGTCAGAAATGCCGTCGTCGTCCCAGTCGAAACACACGAGGTCGCCCGCCTGGGCGTCCTCGACATCCGCGAGGAGGCGCTTCGCGTTGCGGGCTGCGTTGATACCGGCGGGCACGTAGGCGAACGCACCGCCGGGCGGCGTCATGCCGACCTGGTCGAGCGCCCAAGACACGCCCATCGCGCAGAACGGCACACCGGACGAGCCGAAATACGCGCCGTGCTTTTCGGCGTACCAGCGCCCGTACTTCGTGCCCTCCTCGGTATCGTTCCAGCGACTGTAGCCGATCTCACCTGCGGCGACGCGCAGGACGTCATACGCGGACGCCGTCATACTTCACCTCCCTGATGGGCGCGACGTCGGCAGGCGAGGTATTGCCGGTGTCCGGAATGTCTTCCATGGGGTAAGGCTCTTCAGGCATTGCCTTTTCCTTTCTCTATCAGGTGGTCACATTCTACCGCCCCCCGCCTGCGGTTACGGGTGGACCTGGGAGGGGACGGATGACATGAGGCCGGTCGCGCCGCGCTCGCGGGCGCGCGTGGCCTGTGCTGTGGTGGTGATGATGTGGGCGATCAGCGGCTTCCCGGTGGCGCGCAGCGTCGCCCACACGTCGTCAGGGGCGTTCCATTCCATGCCCAAAACATCCCAGTCGGTCAGGGGCGCGCCCGCGACCTCGTTCGGGTACATCATGCACATGGTCCGGTAGCCCTTGGCCTTGGCGCGTGCTGCGACGCCGCCCTGGATGAAATGCTTGATGATGACGCGCTTCTGGGCCTGCGCGCCGAGGCGCTCTTCGAGGAGCGCGAACAACGCGGCCTCAGAATCCATATCACCGGAGCTGGACGTCTGCTTGTCACTTGTAACCTTGTGGTCAACGGCGAGCACGACGTCAGAGGGCACGGAATCCATGACGTCGGTCAGTCTCAGGAATCCGCCAGACGCCTGCTGCAGGCCCGCGAGCGTAGACCAGGGCGTATTCCAGATCTGATAGTCCGTGCCCGGCACCGTACGCGTGGTCACCCAATCATGGCTCAGCACAAACTCCCCGGTCGCACACCGGCGCACCGACAGCTCGAGCGCCTTGAAGCCAGCGGCCAGGGACGCGTCCAGGCCCCGGCGCGTGAACTCCGGAAACTCAGTGCCGCCCAACCTGTGCGCCACGTAGAAGGGCATGGCAGCGAGGAATTCTGCCACATGGTCACGATCAGCCACAGGCGGCACAGGCTCAGGAGCCACCGTGACGCCCTTGACCGCGAGCGCGACGTCCCCGCCCGCCCGGCGACGCAGGTACAGGCCGCCCACCTCGTCCCCGCCACCCCGGCGACGCACATGCACACGCAGGTCAGGCATTCGGGATCACCACCTGCACGCCAGCGCCGTTCGTGGCCTGCGCGTTCGGATAGGTCGCGACCATGCCAGTCGCCGCACCAGAACCCGACCACTTGGCAAGCAGAACCGTCTGGTAGTTCGCGCCATCCTGAGTGGAGAACTCGACGATTTCCCAGCCGGTCGAAACCGTGATCTGGTCGCGGGCCTCCGACGCCGCCGACCGCTCGAAACAGAACGCCAGCACCAGACCCGCAGCGCCGTCGACTGCGGGCGCGGTGACCGTCGTTGTTTCCTTCGGGTCCTTGGTCCGGTCCTTGACGGTGCCGACATTGGGTGCACCGCCGCCACGCACCGCGAACCCAGCCCAGCCCGCCTCCACGGGCTTCGCAGTCTTGACATCGATGGTCTGCGACCACGGGCCGGACGCGACCGTGAACTGCTGCGTGCCCACCCAGTAGGGTTCCACCAGGACAGTCCAGTCGGGCGGCCATGTGAACGACTGGTCAGAAACCGCCTTCGTGTTCACGGCGACCACAGCGCGATCGCCCGCCTGGCCGTTCAGCATGAGCGTGATCGTGTCGCCCGTGGCCTGGCCTGCCGCGTGGTCGACAAGCTGCACACCAGCCGGAGCCGGGGCCGGGGGCTGCGGCGTGACGGGCGCGGGGGCGGGTGCGCTCGCGGCCAGGACGTACACGGTGCCATCGGATAGGGCATCGGCCTCTTCGCGCGAGTGCACGACCTGGATGTTTGCGCAGGCGATGAGCTTGCCGTCACCGTCGATCAGTGCGACGCCGGGGGCCTGTCCAGCCGGGTCGGGCGCTGCCTCGAGGATGGATGCCAGGTCGAGGGTGTCGCCGTCCTTCAAGGCGACTGACCGGGCGGTCAGCATCCGGGTTGGCGCGTACACGGTGAGCCTGTACGTGCCGGGGAGGACGTCAACGTCGATAGGTGACGTCTGATCGACGGCGATGTCACCGGCGATGATGACAGTCCCGCCGCCGGGGGCCGCCGGCTCGGGGACGGGGGCGGCGTGGACGGTCACGCGGACGGGCTTCTGGTCCGGCGTGACCACCGCGCCCTTGATCTTCGCTGTCATGTGGTTTCCCTTACATGTTGGAGGGTTGCTGGTCTTTACATTCTACGCAGTCCACACCCGGTTTACAGTGCCGGACAAGGAAAAGCGAGAACGGACAGCTTGGACCAGTCATCGGCGGACACGGTGACCTTCGTCCCATTCGGTCCGGCTCCGAGGAGCCACATGGAGCAGTCCGGGACGGTGTTCGCGGGGATTACGCCGAGGCAGTGCGCCGACGTGGAGTCATCCCACGATCCGAGACGGGAGCGGCCCTTGATGCCGTTCATCCACACCTCGAGGTCTGTGTATTGCTGGGCCGTTGCGTTGACGCCCCACAGGGACCCGATAGCAAAAGCAACCCGCTGGTAAGGGCGCGCTTCGATACGCGCGTCACACAGCTTCTTGTAGTCGCCAGCGTTCAGCTCCACCACGCCGGAGACCGTGCTGTTGGCCGTGGCGAAATCCACAGTCATGGACGGGCGCAGCACGGGCAGGCCCCCCACGGTCTCACCCGCACTAGACAAGAGCAGGTTGTGGATCAGGAAATACATGGGATTGCCTGCCGTGGGGCCGTTTCCTGCGGCTTGCGCTGCCTTGACAATGTTACGCGCTTCGTCTGTCGTGGCGACCGCCCGGACCAGGCCGGACGTACTGACCATCTTGTCGATGGACTCGATGATCCGATCTCCAGCGTCGGGTACAGTCGGACCTTTGATGTGCTGGTGCGCCATGCGCGCCGCCTTTCTCTAGACGGGGATCACGAGCGCTGAAATGTCGCGCTGTGACCACCTGGTAAAACCACTGGTCGAATCGACCCCGAACCACAAGTTGGTTCGGATCGCCCATTCGCCGGTCGTGGCCTGGCCGGTGGCCATGGTCATCATGATGAGCTGCCCAGAATCCCATCCATTGTAGGAGTACTGGTTCGCTGTCTCGTAGATGCGGGTGCCGTTGACCTGAATATCTCCCCACCGGTTAGCGGGGGACTGGGCACCCATATCGTACCCGGTCACGACGATGATCATGGCGCGGCCAGACGCCGAGGCCGGGACCTTGAAATTCGTCGCCGAGTACCCGTACGAGTCGGGCGGCCAGGTGCCCGACCACGCGTATCCGTTTGCACCGAAAATGATTGACGCGAGGGAGAGCATCGTGTCAGACGTCGGGGACTTGATCGCCATGCCGTACGGCTGCGCGGGGTCGAGCACAATGTATGGCTGACTGTTCTTGCTGACGGTCAGTTTGTCGGGTCCGAGCGTGACAGCATTCGACCCGGACCCGGCCACGATGGTCTTGCCGGTGATCCGGTCAGCGATCAGGTCCCCGCCGATCTTCGCGTTCCCGGCTACCAGTTGGTCAGTGGCGATCTTCATGAACTTGCCGGTCGCTGCGGCGATGTCCTTGGCGTTGATCTTGGTCGCGTCCACGGACCCGGCGGCGATCTTCGGCGCGGTAATCGCACCGTCCCTGATGTCCACCGCTCCGACAGCTTTGTGCACGTCGACGTGACCGACGTACATCGGCGCACTAACAGCCGCACCCTGGGCGGCCAGGCACACAGGCTCCACGGTCATACTGACCGCACCATCAGGGACGGTCACCCGACCGTCCCCACCCACAGTGAACCATTTGTTGACCGGATGGTTAGAGAGTGGCACGACCGAACCGCACTTGGGGGCCGCAACGCGGCTACCGTCTTCCGCGTAGAAAGCAACGCGGACGGCGAACTCTCCCCTGCCGAGGACGCTCATCGGCGCAATGGCGTACCACGCGGCAGACGCGACGAAGTCATCACCGGGCTTACACGGGACACGGTTCCCCTCTGGCAAGACAGGCCCAACAACCGTCGGGTCAGCCGCCCCCTTCGGCATGGCCGTGACCATCACAGCCCGCCCATGCCCAAGATACTGGGACGGAGGAGCCGTAAACTGCCCGCGAGCGCCCACATACCACACGCCGTTTTCCGCATGGTCAAAATACGGGTCAGGCATGAGGTTGTCGCTCATGACGGTGAGGGCGGTGGCTGCGACTTTCCCGAGGAACGCGCGGTCGGCGATGAGCGTGTCAATAACGGCACTGTTGAACTTCGCGCCACCCGCCACCGTGAGCTTGTCTACCGACAGGTCAGTGACCTTGGCGTTGGTGACTGACGCGTCGGCGATCTGCGCCGTACCGACGGCCAGGTCACCGATCTGCGCGCGCCCGACAGCCTTCGCACCGATGTAGTCCGCGCCGACGCCGACACGCTCCCACGTGCCGGACGCGAGGACAAACCTGCGGACCATCGTCCCGCCGTCACGGACCTCCCACAGCGCCCCCTCCGGCTTACCCGTCGCGTCTTCGGGCGCGGGATCACTGGCGGAGACCGTGACCGCACCGTTCGGCGTCGCATGCCCGCCACCGCCCCCCGCGAGCGCAGCCTGCGCGTCCTGCGCGGCCTTCCGGGCCTTGTCCAGGGCGTCGCGGGCGTTGGCTGCGGCGGCGTCGGCGGCGTCCTGTGCCGTCTTCACGCCGTCCTGCGCAGCCTTCACCGCCCGGTCAACTTCTGCCTTCGACGCAGCCAGATCCGCGCGAGCCTCAGCAAGCTGAGAGTCAAGCATGCCCACGCGCTTGTGCGCGTCCATGATCTGACGCCCCGTCTCACCCACCGGCACGACCGTCACACCAGCGGGCACGGCCCCGGTAGGCGCACTGACCGACGCGACGCGACCCGTCGAGTCACGCGGGAGCGTCACGCGCGCCCCGACGTAGGTCAGACCCGCGTCCGCCCGCGCGACCACATGCGCCCCGTCGGCCCCGTCTATAGCGACAGACACGAGACCCTGACCGGCGTCCACAATGCCAGTTACCCACCCGGTCAGGGTACTGTCAGGCGCGGACAGCCGATCAGCGACCGCCGCCCCATCAGGCACCAGGTCCAAAAACGGCGACAGACTCACATCCATGATTCCTCCACAATATCGACCCTCATCACATACCCAGGATCATCCAGCGTGATCGACATGGCCTGCACCCGGCCACGCACACGCTCAACCGTCCCATCCTCATGATCAATCACCACAAGGATCAGGTCACCAACCTCGAGGCGCGGGTCCGCAGCGATCTGCACAGACCGCGCCCCATGAGCCGCGAGCGCCTTACGCATGTAGGACGTCGCCGCCTTTTCCACGGCGTCCGCGCTCGTCGCCGCGTTGAACTCCTTCCGCTCGGTCACAATCCCATACAGGTTAGGCGAATAGACTCCCGTGAAATTCTCACGGACAGCCGTCCACTTCGTCGACGAACTCCCCTGCGAAGACCCCTGGACAATCCACCGGTTCGGCGTGCGCTCGCGAGCGGTCCGGACGGCTCCGACCAGGAGGTCACGGCCCGTGTAGACCTCCACCGGGTCACCGCCGTAATCGATGGCCCATACGTGTAGGCACCCGTCCGGCTTGACCCCGTACATGAGACCGTACGCGTCGCACAGGTCCTGCAGATTGTCGGCCTTCTTGACGCCCCATTGGAAGCCTGTGCTGACCGCACGGTCAGGCGCGTCAAGGATGACGGGGAGTGTCTGACCATAGGGTGCGCTTGACGTCACGATGCGCTGCAGCTCAGACGCGAGCGTCGCACCGGCGGGCGGCGACGACGGCCAGACCGCCTGGTCATCAACGATTGTCTGGACCAGGTCCATGCCAGTCACGTCCATGCCGCCCGAGCGCTCTTCCCAGTCGGTCAGGACGTACCACCCGTAGGGGACACGCACCGTCTCCCCGCCGGTTTCGACGAGCGCCGTCACATGCAGGCGCTGACCGTAGTTATTGAGCGGGTCACCGGGCGCGGTGGGCACCATACTCGGGTCTACCCGCATGGTCAGCTTCGACGGGACCACCCGCTTCAACGTTGACTCGACCTTCACGTCCCACGCTGGGATATCCGACGCGATGCACGCGCCGCCGTGATACACGTCCACTCGGACACCGACGGAGACCGGCCCGGACAGGGCCACGAGACTAGGACCCGGCCTCATGAGGGCATCCCCGCAATCAGCCGCGCAAGAGTAACCTCACTCTGATCCTGCTTGTTTCCCGTCCGGTCAGACCAGGATTGCCAGTCACCCCACGTGACGACAGCGATCGCGCCGCCCCCGAGGCGCTCTACGTCACGCGGCCCGGCCTCCGTCCACTGGATAGTGAGCGTGATCGTGCCGTCAGCGCCGAGGCGCTCGCGGGCCACGCTGTTGACGGTGACGAGGCGTGCGGGGACTCCGGGTGTGGCGTCGCCGGGTGCGATGATGATGTGTCCGCGTGTCTTGAGTATGCGCCAGGCGTCGGCTTCGGCGTGTGCGGGGAGGACGCATCGGGTTTTGCCGTCGTGGAGGGGCGTGCGCATTGACCACCTGGTGAGGCGGTCATCGATGATGGATGCACCGGATTTCCATGAGATGGGGTCATTATTGTTCCAGGCGGTCAGGCCGTCGATGGGGCGTCCGTCGGTGCCGGTGAGGAGCATTCCGCCGCCGGGGATGGGGCGGCGGGTGAGCGTGATGGTCTTGTCTCCCACCTGGTAGGTGGTGGGCACGCCGGGGGCCGCGAGCGCGTCAGAGAAGACGCCCGCCTGTTCGCCGGGCCATAGGGTGCGTCCTCCGGTGGTGACGCGTGTCCCGGCGTCCACGCTGAAGGACGGGAGGCCGGTGTGTGTGGCGACCCACGTTCGGTTTGCCATGTTGTGCCTTTCGTTACGCGCGTCGGAGTGTCCGGACCGTCTCACCTTCCAGGTAAGAGGTGAACTCGCGTTCGCCGATGCGGAGGGTCAGTGTTTCGGGGAGGCCCCCGTTTCCTGACCATCCGGTCGGTGCTGCAGGTGCGCTCATGCTCGGGGCGAGCGACGCCGTGAACCGACCGAGGCTGTCGCGTGCCGCCGCGTACTGGCTTTCCATGCCGGTCACGAAGCCGCCGATGACGAGGCGGCCCGCGTCCTTGAGGATCACCTTGTCAAGGTCCTCAGGCCCCTTCCAGGACGGGAGCATGTCCGTCAGCGATCCGAGCGTAGACTGTACCGCACCGAACGCCGACTTAATACCGTTGATAAAGCCGTCAATAATCGACTTTCCGGCGGAAACAAGCCAGTTTCCAGCACCGGAGAAAATGTTGCTGATCTTGGACGGTAGTTGCTGTACGTAGGAGACGGCGCTGTTGACGCCGCTGCTGATCGCGCTCGTGATCGAGTTCCATGTGTTGGACACGAGGTTGACGAGGGCTGACCAGACGCCAGAGAAGACGCCGGAGATCAGGTTCAGGCCAGCGCTGATGATGCCGCCGATTGCGTTCAGGACGGCGGAGACGATGCCCTGGATCGCGGTCCAGACTCCTGAGAACATTGTCTGGATTCCGGTCCAGACTCCTGACCAGTCGCCAGTAATGAGCGCGCCCACGGTCTGGATCAGCCCCTGAATGAAGGTCAGCGCGCCTGAGATGACGGTCATGATGTTGCCGAAGACAACGCCGACGGCTGTACCGAGGGCCTGGAATGCTGGGATCAGCATCGCGCCCAGCCACTCAATGACGGGTGCGATGTACGTGCCGATCTGCACGAACAGGTCGCCGACCTGCGACAAGACGGGCAGGAGAGAGTCCATCATCTGGCTGACCAGTTGGACAATCACCTCAACGACCGCCGTGACGATGGGAGTGAGGGCTGCGATGATGGGGGCCAGTCCGTCGCCGATCTGACCGAGCAGCGGACCGATCGCTTCGATCAGTTGGACGAAGACGCCGCCGAGCGGTTCGAGGGCGGGGAGGATCGCCGCACCCAAATTGACAAGCGCGTCACGCAGAGATTCGCTGTTCTGTAGGACACCGATAAACGCGCCGACGGCAAGGCCGATGGGGCCGGTCAGGCCCGCGAATCCGCCGCCGATCAGCGGAAGCTGCGTCAGCAGCGGGCCGAGCGCACCGGCCAGGAGACCCACGACGGGGGCGGCTCCGCCGAGCATGCCCGTGAATTCGTCAAGGCCGCCGCCGTTGACCAGGCTGTCAATCCCCGCGCCGACCGCGTCGAATACGGGCGTGAGGGAATCCGCGATGCCACTCAGAGCATTGGTGAGCGGACCCTTCAGCGGCTCAATGATCTTGACAAGGCCGCCGGTAATCGCGGCCTCGAGGTTGCCCCACGCACCCTCAAACGTCGCCGTGGACGTGGCCGCCTCGCTGGCGACGTCAGTAAGGCCGAGGTCCTTGATCGCCTTGTTGAACTCGTCAGCGGAAATCTGACCGTCTGACAAGGCCTTAGAGAAGTCACCCGTGTACGCGCCAGCGTCGAGGAGCGCTTGCTTGAGGGGGCCAGCCGCGCCGGGGATAGCGTCGGTCAACTGACGCCAATTCTCAGTGGTCAGCTTTCCGGCACCCGCCGTCTGCGTCAAAACCATCGCAACAGACTTGAAAGTTTCCTTGTTGCCGCCTGCGACGGCGTTCAGGTTACCGGCAGCCTCCGCGAGCTGCGCGTATCCTTCGACGCCGTTTGAGGCAAGCTGCGCCGTGACCATCTGAATATCAGAGAGGTCGTAGACGGTCTTGTCGGCGTACGCCTGCGTGGACGCGGTCAGATCATCGATCACGCTCGAGTCGAGGCCAGCGAAATTCAGCGTGGACTTGAATTTGTCCGTGGCGTCGGACGCGGCCAGTGCCTCACCGGTGTAGGACGCGATGAAGCCGCCAGCCGCCGCGAGGCCTGCGACAGCCATTGTTCCGACCGCCTGGAAAGCACTGCCCAGGCCTTCCTTGATCGCAGTGCCCCACGAGGACGTGTGTTCCGGAACCTTCTTGTCGACCAGACCAAGTTCCTTGGCGATGCCCTCGCCCATATCCTGGAAAGAGGGGACGATGTTAATCCAGGCGGTACCGATGTCGGTGCCCTTGTTTCCCGCCATGTCTTTCCTTCCTTCTGGTCAGGCTCTACGGATCGCCTCTAGCGCTTCCTCTAGCTCGTCAATGGGAAGCGCGACGTACGAATCACGTTCGCTCTCCCACGGGCGCGGGAACGGCTGCGGCGGGCGCTGGTTCCGCTGGCCGTCGCGTGTCTTCGACCACTGAATCCACCGCAATGCGTCGGACGCGAGGACGCCCCACTGGTTGGTCAGAATTGACCACTCCCAATAGGGGTCAAGCTTCCTGCGCGTCCATGACTCGGGCTGGCCGATCATAGCCGCCGCAAGGGAAGCCGCTCGCATGGGGTTGAGCTGCCGCCAATCTTCCACCTGGTAGAACCGGAGGAAGTCGGCGGCCAGCTCATCGGGGGCTTTCTGCTCCGCCCCCAGGAGCACTAGAAGTTTGGGGCCGCTGCCTTGACGACCTTGCTGAGGAACACGCTCATGGCCTTGACGGGGACACGCCCATCTTCGTCGCGCAGGTGATCCTTGATCTTCTGGTAGGTATCGCCTGCGAACAGCATGCGGAACGGACGTATGACGTTTGCCGGTTCGCCGTTCGCGACATCGGCGAGCGACTCAAGGAACTCGAAGTCCGCAAAGACGTTGACGTCGATGTCGAGTTCAAAGCCGTCGATTTCGACCGTTTTGATGTTCTTCGCCATGGTCACGCCGCCTTCTTGATGTACTCGTACACAGTGTTCCCCTGAGCGTCGGGGAAGCAGGTCACGGTCGTTTCGTAGCCGACGGCGGATCCGTCCACGTACTTGACGTCGCCGACCTCGGTAACCTGACCGAATGGCACAACGATACGCTTGACGGCGTTACCCGTCATCAGCATATCAATCACGAACGCACGACGGGGAAGTTCCTTGCCATTGTGCTTCACCGTAATGCCGGTGGTCAGGTCGCCGGTGACGTTATCCTGACCGTACACTTCCTTCAGCACATCCACGTCCAATGACTGCACCAACGTGAACTTGAAGGTCTCCGTTCGGCTTGTCCGAACGGTCAAAATAGTGTCCCCGCCCCAGGCCTTGATGTTTTCAACATCTTGGTCTAGGCCGTTGGTCAGGCCGTCCTCGGAGACGTAGCCGAGCTTGACAAACCCGTCGGCAATGTTAGACACCGGGTCGGTAGGAAGGGCGAGCTTGGTTGTGCCGGAGCTGATTGCTCCAGCCGCTACCGGCTTTGCGACAGATGCGAGCGAGGAGTCATTAGCGGACATCGCTATCCTTTCATCATGAGTGATGCCGCGACAGTCAGCTGGTAGCGCGCCTGCCGACTGTCTGGGTCAGGGAAATTGTACATGCTGGTAACCTGCGTTGACGCGAGGTCGGCGAGGTGTGCGGGTGCGTCGATGAGCGTGTCCCGCACGTCGCTTGCCAGCTGGTAGGCGTCAGCGTGAGTATCCGCCCACGCCTGGACGGCGTACACGCCGTAGTCGATGAGGTGGTCAGCGCGACCGCCTGTGCGTTCGATGGTGACGAGCTGACCGCCCGTGTAGTTTCGGGGCACCGTCGCATGGATGGGCACCGCGCCGTCGCGCAGATTCGCGCGCATGTAATCGATGATGCGTTTCACTGTGAGAATGCCGCTTTCATCAGCGTGTTTTCCTTGGCGTTGAGGCGGCGCGCCTCGAATGTGGTGGCCCACACGGCACCGTGAGGTCGGTCAGTCCAGATGATGTCTCCATCAAAGTCAAGGCCAGCGCGGTTGGCGACGGCCACCACAGTTTCGTCTACGACATCAAAGGCCATCTTGCCGATAGCCTCATAATCAAGCTTGAACTTCGTAGTGACCTGCTTCACCATGTCACCCCTCCGTTCGCTCGACAGTGACAGGGAGGTCCCACGCGCCGGGCGTCATGGCAGTCGTGTACCGCTGCGGGTCCCCTACCACTCGGTAAGTGACGCCACGCACGATGACGCGACAGCCCCGCAGGCTACCCGAAAATGTCTTCGGGAAATGCAGCGTGAGTGCGTCGCGGTCGCCGTCGCGTCGCAGGCTCCCGGCCAGGTCATCCGTGGACGCGGGGGCAACGAGGACGTTCCCAACGGAGACGCCGGGCTGCCAGCCGGTCAGCTCATCCCCGAACGCGTCAACGCCGGGGGCCGCCGGGCGGATCAGGGTGACGGTTTCACCGCGGATCACGATCGACCTGCCAACAGGTCAATATTGAACGCCCGCGACACAGGGAGGCCCAGGCGTCGGCGGTGCACACGGGTGAAACTCAGTGATCCGGTCGGGGTCTTGTAGGACGCCGACTGGGTGTACGGGCCAGCCGTCTGACTAACCTGCGTCGCCCCGAACGGCACGTCGCCGACGGCGCTGCGCTGCATGTACGCGACCATGTCGCACACGACGTCCGCCACCGTGTCGGCCTGTAGCCGACCGACCTGGATAAGGACGGTGATATCCAGGCCTTCGCGCGCGAACTCATCGCGGACGATGCGCGACGCGCGGGCGAGATGCGCCGACGTCATGGCGGCCTCACCAGCCTCCTGCGGGCCGTATCGGTCCGCGTAATCCTGCGCAGTTGCGAGTGTGAACGTCATTGCGCCTCCTTTCCTACCATGCGGTAAGGGGGGGGCGGCCAACCAGGTTAATGGCCGGAGCCGCCCCCCCCTATTCACGCGGTCACTTTTCAGCGATAACCGCGAAACGATCCGGGAAGACATACCACCCGTAGACAACCTCGAGGCGAAGCGCAATCTGGTTCTTGCGCTTCAAATCTCCCTGACCGTCGGGATCACCAGCGGTGATCATTTCGACGGGCAGCTCCTTCTGGACACCCCAACGGATGCCATTGACGAAGTCACCGACAATGGCGCGGACCTTGGTGTCCGTGGCTTCGGGAAGGCCGGACACGGTGGACCCCACGGCGACGGGGACGCTCATGAAGGACGTCACGTCGGTGCCGAGGCCGAGCTGCGGGTAACGAGGCGTGGACGTCACGCCAGACCCATCCTTGACCATCAGGTTGGACAAAGCCCAAGTAAACTTGGGGTCCAAGGCAGCGCCGGTCACCTGCACGCCAGAGTTGAGATCGTTGATGATGAGACCGGCGGCAGCGCGGAAATCCGCGTCCGGGTCAGAGCCGCCCTTGCCGAGTTCAACGCGCTTGGTCGTCGCGTTGATGTAATTTGTCCAGGCGGTAACCGCCTGGCCAGTGAGCGGGCTGATTCGGTGGTACACACCGAAGTCCAACGCGCGGGAAAGTGCGTCCGCTCCGGCCTCAGCGAGCGTCCGAAGAATACCAAGCTGATACTCTTCATCGGACCACTGGACCTCCTGATTGAACCGCATGGTCACCTGCGCCTTGTGAGGCGTCGCAGTGACGGAAGAGAACCCGCCCGTGGTGGATTCCTTGTCGCCACCCTCTTCAACGAACTGCGCCCTGGGCAGGTCGTTAAAGGTGACAATGTCTGTCTTCCCGAAGCGCATCGGCTCCTGTGCGGAAAGCTTCGCGACCGTGGAGGTGCTGAGCGTCTTCTTTACAATGCCGTCCGCGATTTCGCGGGGCATCAGAGGGGCGGCCTGCCCCGTGCCGAATACGGCCATTTTCTACCCTTTCAGTAGGTGTCAGTTGCCGAACAGCATCTTGACGAACGCCTGTTCGGTTGAGGTCTTGGTCTCGGGGGCGGCCCCGAGGTTGGGGATGACGGGGGTCGTTGACCGTGCGGTCAGGAACTCCGCCAGCGCCTTGCCGTGAGTGACCATCTCCTCACGGGTTGATCCGCGCAGGAGGTCTGCGGGGACGCCGGTTTCCTTCGCGACCTCACGAACGAGTGCCGCGTGCGCGGCCTCACGTTCGTAGGACTCGACCTTCGCGGTGGCTGCCGCCAGGTCAGTTTCGAGCGTGCCGATCTTCGCGGTGATCGTGTCGTAGTCCGCGAACTTGCGGCGCTCGCGTTCGACGCGCTTCGTAATGATCGCGTCCAACGCCTCCTGACTGGTGATCGGCGTGAACGCCTGGTCAGACTTGGGGGCCTGGTCCTGCGTCGCGCCCTTGGTGTCGCCCGCGTCGGGCGCGGGTGTCGCGTTGGTGTTGGTTTCGTCACTCATGGTATGCCTTCCGTTTATAGGGGACCGTCGTCCCATCGGCCAGCTGAACCCCAGCTGTCAGGTAGTTTGCGGGCGGGGTTTCACGCCGTCCGCGTAAGCGCTAGGCGTCGCACGCCTAGCATGCCGCATGAGAACGTTCAAATCCGATGGATTGTCACCGCTCTCAAGTGCAGCGCTTCGCGCATCATTATACAACTCTAACAAGTGGTCAGGATCATAACCGTCAATCTTGGGGTCCGCGTCCCCGAACGCCGGGACGATCTCGCAATCACAGTCGTGGTGAAAGCGATTGCCAGCGCCGCCAGCTGTCTTCTCAGACGCGTACACCCAGCCGCGTGAAGCGAGCATCGTACAGAAAGCGCAGGTTTTCGCGCCTCGTGGGACACGCGCCCACCTTGGGTTAGACGGATCACGCCTGGCGTTGCGCAGGATCGTGTTACGGCCCGCGTCCTTGACCCACATCTGCATGGCACCGTTCAGGTCGGCCAGCATCTTTTCCTGCTGGTCAGACCACAGGTGGTCAGCGGATGCCCGGACGCTCGCTTCGACCTGAACGGGCAGCGCTGACGGGCCGGGCGTCGCGCGGTACTCTGACCGGATGCCAGCCGCGTCGCGCTCGCTGTCATACCACTCGGTAGCCGCGAGCGCGGCGACGTCGCCGTATTGGGCGGCGAGGCGTGGTACGAAGTCGATGAGTGCGTCGCGGCATGCGGCGGGTTCGTCGAGTGGGAGCGTGTCCCAGAATGCGGCGAGGTCGGCGCGGGCCGCTTCGACCGCCTGGTCAACGGCCTTGGAGTAGCGGGTGAGAGAGCTGCGGGTGACCATCACGCGACCGTGTTTCCGGCGAGCTTGTCCAGGCGGTCAAGGATCGATGCCGCGCCCGCGCGCCTGGTCTCTGCTTGCATCTGGTCGATTTCCTGTTGCGTGAATCCGGCGCGGCGCATGCCGACGGTCGTTGTGGCGACGTCGGGCATTGCCTGGGCGATTTTGACGATGAAGTCCGAGGATGCCTGCGGGGACACGTAGCGTGCCGGTGTCCAGTTGACGGCGAGCTTCCAGGATTCTTCGGGCGCGGTGACCGAGTGGTCACGGACCATGACGACGTCTTCGATGATGCGGCGGAGCGCAGGCGTGAACACACGCCACTGGTACTCGGCCTCATCCGATAGGGCGTATTCGGCGGCCTGCATGGCTTCGGCGGACGCGGGATTATCCGCGAAGATGCCGACGGATGAGGTCGGCATGTTCGTTGCCGAGCATAGATTTTGTGCGAGTTGGCGATACATGGACAGGTGTGGCTCCATCGACAGTTGCGAAAACTGTCCGACGGACGGGACGTCGCCGTTTTCGTTCGGGGATAGGGCGAGGATACGGCCCGTGATCGCAGACCACCGGTCGATGCCCGTGAAGGCGTCTTCGTCCGCGCCGAGGACGTATCGCTGCGGGGATGAGAAGAATTCGGCGGAGGCTTCGGTTCGGACCATCGTGCGGATCGCACAGTCGGTCAGGTAACGAACCTCGCGGCTGATGCGGGAGCGACCGAAGGGGCGGCTGATCTGCGGGTCATACGTCAGCATTTCGATCAGGACCCTGCCTGCTGGGTTTGGGAGGCGCTGCACCTGCCACGCGCCGCGCGCCCCCTTAGTCAGGCGGATCGTCTCACCGGGAAGGAACAGCGTCGCGTCTGACGGAGCGACCAGACGCCTGATCGTGTCCGTATCCCACCCGTCCGTGTCAGGCGTGTCCACGCCGTTGATCGCCAGACCGGCGGTGACGCACCGGCGGCGCGTGTCCCACTGGACAGACGTCCAACGCGCGTCCCGGGCCTGGATGATGACGGGCGGTTCGCCCGCCGACGTGTCGCCAGCACCGACGACGATGAAAGCGCAGCTATGCTTGTAGGCTGACTGGATGGCCTGCATGAGTTCGACGTCGAACGAGTTCCGGACCAGGAGTTCAGTGACGTCGAAGGGATCTAGCTTCCCGTCGAGGGAGTAGCCCTCGAAGACGTGCTTGCGTGCGAGGGTGGACACGGCCTTGGCTGGCCAGCCGAGGGCGGCGCGGACGCGCGCCATTTGCGGTGGCACGCTGATACCGAGATCCTCGAAGACCCTGTGCCCGTCGTAGTAGGCGTTGAGCAACTCGTTTTTGGTGGACTTGGTTTCGATGCGCTTCCACAGCGCTGCGAAGACGGCCTGTTCTGCGTTGGTGAGACCGGCGATCATGGGCGCGGGCATGTCAGCTCTTTCCGTTTGGTTGTCTTTTGGCTCTTATGGTACACGCGCCCGGGTGGTGTATACGGGTTTTCCGCGTGAATTCAACGTTTGAGCACACATACCATATGTGCATATAATCATGCATATAGTCAAGTAGGAGGTACCACCCATGATCAGCAACGCCGCCAGGCGCGGCGATCTTCTGATGACGCAGAAGGAATTCGGTGAGCGCGTCTGCGGCGCTCCGCAGTGCACCGTGTCCCGCTGGGAGCGCGACAAAGAGACCATGAACGACGATGAGTTTGACGAGTTCCTGGACGTCGCCGAAGCGAAGCGCCGGGACATGACGCGCTTCATCGACGCGTTCATGCCGAACTACGCGCTCACCGAAGCTGAGTACAAGGAGCAGCTCCCAGAGTACGCGCACCACATCACCTATCCCCTGTACAGGGTGATCCACAACGCGGTCTTCGATCTGCGTTACTAGCTAGACCACGACGACGCCGCGCCGCCCCTGAGTGCTCCCACCGCGGAGCGCGCGGGGGCGGCGTCGCGTTGTGCGCGCCATCCAGTACGCCGCCGATACAGCATCGAGCGGGGACGGATCGCCGTCTTCGACGGTGGCCGCCCACCCCCAAGCCCCATCTTGGCCGCGCATCCGCTTATCACACGTAGCGACCGCCCGGTTCAGGACGTCATCACGCTCACCCTTCGGGTGCGTCAGGTGCTTTTCACGCACCGCATCCAGGAACATCGATGTCGCGCCGAAGTACTCGCCCGTGCTCATGATATGAATCATTGGCTTGGGGACGCCGCGCTCACGCAGCGCCTCGAACAGCACGCCCGACCCGGCTCGCCCAAGAATCGCGATCTCCGCGATCCGATGACGGCGCTCTGCGATCCAATCAGCGAGCTGGGCGACACCGACGTCAGCGCGGCCCGAGTACGCGCCGATCAGCTCCACGTGACCACCACCCGCAGTTTTGACCGCGCCCGCCACGGCCTGCCGCAGCCCATCCGCCGTGAAAGACACGCCAATGGTGCGCACGCCCTCAGACTCATCCGGCGGCGTCGACGTCGCAGTGTCCGACCACTGGGCGGGCGTGATGAGGCGTTTCGCGCCAGCGTCCTGACGCCAGATGCCGAGCCGGTCCTGAGCGAAGCGCTCCGGGCTGTACGTTTCGTATTCACCCTGCACGACCTCGTGATTGATGAGGCTGTTCCATGAGGGGTTGGCCTGCCACCTGGTCAGCTCCGACGCCGGGTCGAAATCATCCGCGTCGGGATCCGCGCCCCATTCGACCCACGACGAAGCCGTAGACTTCCCCGACATGGCAGCCTTCCGCACCATGTCGAAGGTGTAGCAGTCGTCCTCGTCCTGCGGGGGCGTGCCGAGGAGCCACACCTGCGGGTTAGCGCGCGCCGACATGGTCGAGTTGATCGACGTCCACGCACGGGACCCAAGGATCTGCGCCTCATCGAGGAGGAGGCAGTCAGAGCTGAAGCCTTTTCCGCCCGCGCCGGAGCGGGCCTTGAACTTGATCTTCGCGCCATTCCTGAACTTAACCGACTCACGCCCGAACGCATTCATGACGCCATTCTTTGCCAGGCGATCACGAAGCCCCTGGTTCTCGTCGGCCTCGACGATCTCCAGAAGCTTCTCAAACGTTTCGCGCGCCGTATCCTGCTGGTGGGCGGATACGACGATCAGGCGCTCCCCGAAGATCAACGCGCCCGCGAGCGCCCGTGCGACGAGGAGCTGGCTCTTGCCGTTCTGACGGGGCACGGACACGCCGACGCGTTTCGCCGCCCACGTGCCGTTCGCCTGTTCGCCCATTGCGGCTTCGAGCACAAGTTCCTGCCATGGTAGGAGCGTGACGCCCAGCATGGCGGATAGGTCGGTGACGTCTTCCCACCCGTTAGATCGCTCGCCCTCGGGGCGGACGAGGACGCGCGGAGGTGCCTCCCCGAGCAGCGCGACGGGCTGCGAGTTCGTCGAACGGGTCATTTACTGTTTCCTTCTTACGGGCTTGTTCAGTGATGGCGTTCAGCTCTGCGAGGGTGGCTCGGAATTGGCTTGCTAGCGGGCCTCGTCGGTCCGGCGGCGCATCCTCAATGGATGCTTTCAGGACCCCCGCCAGCCATTCTAATTCTTGCTGACGGTTATCGACGGTGGCCGCCCGCCACTCAGAATGCGCCTCGATGACCTCCGGGCTGTTGTCTGGTTCCCGCTCCGCCTGGTACTTCAGACGGCGGACGCGGTTGACCTCATCCCGGTGAGTCTTCATGTATCGCTTGTTTTTTGCGTGGTCGCGACACACCTGGGAGCAGTAGGTCTTCTTGCGTCCGCGTGCGGGCTGATCGAGTTCGGCTCCGCACTCGCGGCAGTGCGTCGGGGTGGGGGCCATGGTGTTCCTTTCTGTGTGTGAATTTCGCTTGGCCTTGTGGGGCTCATCGTAGGTGG